ATGGCAGAATCAACATGGGAACAGTATAAAAAGAAAAAGGCACAACAAAAAAATAGTATCCCAGAAGTTAAACCTCAGGACTTGTTAAATAAAGAAAATTATACCACATACGAAATTGCAAAAAGTAGAATGGATATATGCGAACAGTGCCCTGAGCTTACTAGAATAACCAAACAATGCAAACAATGTGGATGTTTTATGCTACTTAAAACAAAACTTACAAATGCAACCTGTCCATTAGGGAAGTGGTAATATGGAATATCTTGGTGATTCAAAATTAGGCATAGTAATTTATCGCAATAAATTACCTAAAGAATTAGAAATACCGCAAAGACTAGAGAAACTGGCTAAAGTAAAAAAATTTCATCCATACTATGGTTGGAAAGAAGCATTAGTTGGTCATCAAGAAAAAATGCCCGAGTATAGAGATTGTTGGGATTTCAAAGTTGCAGAAGGTCTTGCCAATATGGCAAAAGGTACAGAATACGATGATCTACACAAAGTGTACAATGAGGTTGGATCAGAGATAAAGCAATGTGTTACTGAATATTGCGGTCCATATAATATAACCATGAAATATATGGAATCAATAAATTTTGTTAAATATGAAAAAAATCAACACTTTCATTATCACGCAGATCACGGATTCTCATATGTGTGTACGGTTTCATCTATTGCATACCTTAATGATGATTATGAGGGCGGGGAATTAAGTTTTCATACGCTTGATTTAAAGCATAAACCTAGTTCCGGAGATATTATTGTCTTTCCTTCCAACTTCATCTATGCACATGCAGCTTTGCCCGTAACTGAGGGAGTGAAATATTCTGCTGTCACAATGTTTGACTACACTGATGATTTTCATAAACATCACACTGCAAGTTATCCAAAAACAAAATAAACATGAAATCATCTCGTACAAATAGTAAATCACAGCAAGATCAAAAAATAACTTTTGTATCCAATAGGGCTCACCTTAACAAGGAAAGCCCGTCGTGCCCTAAGCCAATTAAAAAATTACTTCCTTCATGGTACAAAGAAGCCAGTGTTTACATAAATGATCCAGCAACAAATCATCCATATGTAAATCCAGCTGATGGAGCAAAAATTCCAAACTGGAAAGCATGTGCGCCATTTTTCGATGCAATGTCTAGTGGGTATGCCCTAAGAACACCCTGTGATATTGAGTTCTATGAAGGCAATGGACGAATAAGGGCTAAGGTGCTGGATCTTAAATGTGCTGATTTTATTTGGGAAAGATCAGAAATGGCCGATTTTAATACTCCAATGGGTTATAGTAAAATGCATTTTGCTTGGTGGGTAGATTGGGGCGTTATTCTTTCCGAAGGTTACAGTGCCTTATATTGTCAGCCATTGAATAGATTTGAATTACCCTTTTTCAATACTAGTGGAATCGTAGATAACGATAAGGTAAATCTGTTTGGGCAAGTGCCATTTTTTATGTTTAAGGGTTGGACTGGAGTAATACCAGCCGGAACTCCTTATCTTCAAATTATTCCATTCAGAAGAGAAGATTGGGAATCGGAAATAATAATTGAAAATCCAGGTAAAATATATGATAAAAATGTTAAAAATTCTCAAAAATATCGAGTGCCCAATGGAGGGGTTTATAAAAATCAAGTTTGGGAAAAGAGATCATACAAATAATGAAAAATCAAAACACAGATGCTCCAGTTCAATATCAGGATAACAATGATGAATGGTGGCTTAAAGAAAGATTAGAAACTTCATCATTTAGAATGTCTATTAAAAATTTAGACGGTGACATAACTGTTTCTAATCCAGGTTTAGGATTAAATATATATCACAATGTTTTTTCTAAAAACGATGCAGACAGATATATAAAAATTCTCGAAGATAATTTAACCAATGGAAAAATTTACAAATGGTCAGAAGCTCAAGTAACAAACTCTACAACTCCAATTAAAAAAGCTAGAGATTGTGTAGATTTTAAATTTAAGCCAGAAAATTTAGGCTTTCGTAACTCCTATAATTCAGAATTGCTAGACCTACATAAAGAGATATATGATAAATTAAAACTTTGCATTGATGATTACGCAAGATATTGGGGAATTAATGTTGTTTATTATGAGGCTTTTAATTTCGTAAAATACGAAGGTGAAGGCAAACACTTCAGGATTCACGCAGATCACGGTCCGGCATATAACTGTACTGTATCTGCAGTTATTTACATCAACGATGACTATGATGGTGGGGAAATACAGTTCCCAAGATTAAATAATCATATACATAAACCCAAAGTTGGGGATATAGCAGTCTTCCCTTCCAACTATATATACGAGCATGCGTCATTGCCAATAAAAAATGGTACTAAGTATTCTGTAGTTATAATGACAGACATCAACAAATTAGGTCATCATGTTTGATATTTCAGTTGAAAAAACCAAAGATTCAATATTTGAAATAAAGCCAATGTCTGTTAAAAGAGATTGGATGGATCACACAACAAGCAAACACGCATATAGATGTTTCCCTGTTACTCAAGCAAATGTTGTTGGCTTTAGTCTTTCATGTATTGAGGATATAATATTTACCTGGGACGGAATGAATGACGAAACAGCCGATCACATACAAATTACTCGTCCTTTAGGTGCGTATGGTGGTAGGGGTCAATCATCAATAAGTTTCGATACGGGATTGGTTTTTAGAACCGATAATGATGTAAGCCTTTGGACAATTAATCCTGTTAATTATTTTAATGATGATTTTGAAACAATGTCCAATTTTATTAGCACATCTTTCTATAATCAACCACTTCCTCTAGCTATAAAAGCAAAAAAATCAAATGTCGAAGTAACTATAGAAAAAGGCACACCTATTGCTACTATCATCCCGATTTCTCTGACGAATTTGAACAATACGTCAATTACTATTGTCGATTATTCCGATCCACAAAGAAAAAGAGAAGAATCAAATATGAAGTATGGTGCGGCGGCAGGGCAACTGAATAAAATCGGAAAATATACCGACTGGTATAGAGACGCCGTTAATGAGAAAAATGAATCTTTGGGATCACACGAGGTAAAAGCATTGAAGCTTCATGTTATCGATAAAAGAAAGAAGATGTGATGATATGGACTTAGGGGAAAAAAGAGTGCTGGTAGTCAGGAAACCTTCAATGACTCCCTCTGGGTTTTTCGGGCATGCTGCAGAAAATATTGTGGAACTGGAAAATTTCATGACCAAAGAAGAAGTAGATTTTTTAGAAAGCTCAGCAAGACAGATAACTATTTGGGATGTTACCGAAAGTCATGTCAATGAAAATGGCACCGTCATCTATGATGCGCTCTATTGGAAAGATAGGGTGGCTACTAGTCCCACATTAGATAAAAACAATCCCAAAATTGTTCCACTGCTTGATAAGCTTTTTCAAAGATTAAAGCCTATCGTTGAAGACTTTTTTAAGGTAGAAGTTAAACCAACTGGACAAACAATCGTAAAATGGAATCCAGGACAGTATCAACTGCCGCACGCAGACAAAGAGCTTCACTCAGGCCCGGATGCCGGTATGCCAAATGACTTTCCAAATTATGATATAGCAAGTTTGTTTTATATTAATGACGACTATGAGGGTGGAGAGCTGTATTTCCCAAATCAAAAAGTTCAAATTAAACCTAAAAAAGGAGCTGCCTACTTTTTTCCTGGAGACATGAATTATGTTCATGGTGTTACAGAGGTGAAGAATTCTGTTAGATTTACTTGTCCTTTTTTCTGGGAGATTCTTAAGCATACTGGAGACGTCAAACCAGATCCGAATACACAGTACTATAGAATTTTCCCAAGTAAAGAAGAGACATCAAGCTGGGATCCAATCAGGGGCATAAAAAATAATGGATAACAAAATACTAGAACCAATAGAGATATATCCCAATATTCTTGTATATAAAGGTTTGTTTAAAAACATTCAAAGTTCATATCAAGTTCTTTTAAATTCACTAATAGAGACTGAAGATAGACTCTTTAGTCCTTGGACACAATGGTCTATTTTTGGTAAATATTTAAATCCAATTATACCTAGTTTCAATTCATCAGATAAATATGGTAATTTAAAAAATATTGTAACAAACACAGAAGTTCAAGAAAATGAAAAACAATTTGGTATTGAAATGATGGAAAATTTTTATTTAGTTACAGAAGATTATATTAAACGACATAACATAGATGTAGACTTGGATGCAACAACTATAGACGAAAACGGACAAGCCACACCATTATGGAGATGGACTGGAGGAACTATAGGTAAATATCATGTAAGTAATGATGAAGAGCAACATGGTATGAGATATCATTCAGACTATATAAGAGAGCAAGGAGATGCTCCAGGTTATAAGTTTGTAATAACATGCACAATTTATTATAATGATGATTATGAGGGCGGAGAAGTTGATTTTGCAATGGGAGACAAACTTGTAAAATACAAGCCAAAAGCAGGAGATCTTCTTGTTTTTCCATCTGGACACCCAGATTATTTAACAGAAGATGAAATGCCATACCTTCACGGAGTTATGCCAGCGTATAAAAATAATAAATTTTTGTCAAGAATGTACTGGCAAAAATATCAAAAAGGAACAGACGAATGGTACGAAAAAGAACAAGAGTTCGGCAAGGATGTTTGGGCTGCAATGCAACCACAACTTGAACAAGAGTTTAGAGATAAGCATCCACAAAAAAGAAAGATCGAAAATGGAGTTAGAATAAAATGAACCTAGAAAATAAAAATAGACTAACTAAAGATATAATTATTTATGAAAATTTTATTGATGTTGAAACATCCGGTAAATTAATTACCGTATTAGACAAGCACGTTGAAGCGGGGAAAATGACTTGGACGCCAATATCATTTTATGAATCTTATTCTTCGGTTCTTCCGCAGGATGATGACGACGTGGTGATTGAAGAGGGATTGGCGCCAACTATTTTTTCCGACATAAAACAGGGAATTATTAATGCTATTGCCAGCGTTCATGACTTGGATCCAAGCATTATCTGTCAGATCGGTTATCATACTCAAAAATGGGAACCCGGAGCTTATGCA